CTCTCAATGATGTAATTGCTTCCCTCACGCCGTATTGTCAGGTTGTCAACATATGACCCGGCGGCCTGTCTTTGGTTTCCAGTCCAACCACGCCGCAAGGTCCCGCCTTTTTTACCTGATTCTTTCGGATATTGCCCCACTGGTGTTCTTTTGATAACCATGCGTAGCAACCTCGCCGCAAGTTCTTTCGTACAATCTTCAAGAAAAGCATCCACTTCATTCTGATTCAGCTTTTCAAGTTTCTGCTGAAAATCTTTCAGGGCTTGTGGGTCAAATTTTCCCATTTTTGCCATTATGTCCACTCTCCAAACAATTCAAGAATAATCTGCTGGTGTGTAGCATAGACAGCCGGAACACCACTGTATGTGTAATCAGTGGTCACACCTTCCTGTGTTACCGTGATTTTTGATCCCGGTCTAATGGTCACGTCAGGTGATATAATCAGTTCCGTGGTCTGTTCGACTGCTGCCGCCGATTCTGATTGTGCCGCACTGGTTACGGTCTTGAATACAAGATGACAGGGCTGATTCTCTAAAACAACTACATCCTGAAAACTTGTGATCTTGGTGTTTGGGTCTGTCACTTTCTTATGTTCCGTGACCGTGCAAACACCGTCATAATGATATTTTTCAATAACTTTCCGTGCGGCTTTCCTTGCCTTTTCAACTGCCGTCATATTACCACCTTATCCTTCTGAATGAATTGAACTCTGAACGCCCATAGTTCAGCAGATAGTCTATAAATGACACAAGCCTTTGTTCATCAGACTGTGTTCCGTCACCGACTGCAAAAACTGTTGTTGTGTCACCTGTGTTGATCTGCTTGACTGCAACATCCAAATCCAAACTTTCAAGGTCATCCGGGGCAAAGGTCTTTTTAGCGTTCAGGAACTCACCACACGCCATATCAATAGCAATGTGTTCAAGCCCTTCGGGTACATCTTGCCAGTTGATTTCATTTTTCACCGTGCTTCGTACCTTTTCCACGCAAAAAGTCAAGGCCGCAATATCGTCAGCCTTGACTTCATAACCTAATGACAGTAGCCTTGCCCTTACTGCATCCACGTCATACATATACGATCACCTGACCTTTTCCCATTATCCCCTTGACTTGATCCTTGCAATGGGGATTGCCTTGTGGTTGATGTAACTGCGGTTTGCTGCCACACTCTCACCGGAATGTACAAGTGACCAATTTGCACCGTTCTTCAACTCTGCATCTGTCGGTGAAAGGCTTGCCTGTGAAGATTTCTCATAGGAAATGCCAAAAGGTGCAAAAACCTTTCTCTGACGTGTATAAAGAAGGTCAACACCACCGTCAGTTTTTGCATCACGATCCATTTCATACGGCACTTTCGCACCAATATCCTCATAGCTGATTGAACCGTTACCAAGAACATATGTGGTGTACTCTGTGAAGTCATCCACAAACACAACATAGTCACCTTCTGCCGGGGCTGTATAAGATTCTGCAACCGGGGTCACATCCTCTAACTTGATCTCATTGGCAGCCGGGGTTGCAGTATTGGCAACAATCTTCTTTGCCCCTTCTGCACTGGAAGTTGCCTTGATATAGAATCCTTCCTGCTGAACTGCGGGCATATCGTCATCAACAACAACCAACTTCCCATTCCATGTGTACAGGTCAAGGTCACGCTGAATGCCGTCCTTGTCCGTGTATTTCAGGTGTGCGACAAGGTTCAGGTTTTCAAGGTTGGTGGAAACATCACTGTGCATGAATACAAGTGTGAACTTCTTCTTGTTTGCCCCGCAAGCCTTGTTTGTGGCACTGTTCAGCGTGGTTGCTGACATATTGCCGTCAACCTGTTCCGTAATGTCATAGGTGTGGTTGTTGACAAATTCAAGGTTCTTTGCCCCAGTCATGCTGAAAATACCGTCAAGGACCGCAAGAATGGTGTTCTGATCGACTTCATCCCAGTATTCCCCTACCTGATTAGCGATATTCTGCATGAAATCAACGCCGCCTGTAATGTCATAGGAAAAATCCTTTTCTTTCCAAGCCTTTGCACGTCCAACAACTACAACGCCCTGTTCAAAGGTCTTGGTACTGGTTGCGGTAATGTCAGTTTCACCGTCATAGTTGACCGCCTGACCGTCAAGCAAGCCACGCATAGCGATCCTTGCGTAACTTGTACCGTTCTGACTGGTTAGCACATCCCTAATGTCAGGATTGCTTGCCAATGCCCTTGACTTCTTGATCTCGTTCATGTGAAGGTTTGGCAAACGCCCAACCATATACTTGAACGCTTCTGCATTGAAACTCTTTGAATCAAACTTCGTGTTCGGCATATTTATTCACCTTCCTTTTCTGATTTTGCCGTGATCACTCTAATGTTGCATCAGGATTTGCTTCAAGGTAGGCACAAAGTTCATCATAGTTCATCTTGCTTGTGTCAACCCCCGCACCCGGCTTGTTTTCAGCGGGTGTTCCCGGCTGAAATCCCTTGAATGTCTGCTGCCCCTGACCCTGATTCTGTTCAGGAACTTCAAAAAGGAACTTGGTATCATCAGCAGCAGTCAGTTTGTCGATTTGCTCCTGTAACCCCTTGACGTTCCCTTCCTTGTCAAGTTTTGCATCTTCAAGGTCAAGCAATGCCTTGACCGCCTTGACGTTCTTTGCATTTGCCCCAGCAAGTGCCTTTTCAACTGCAAAATCCACTTTCAGGCGTGTCATTTCAGATTCATGGGCTTCTTTCGCCGTTGCGTTTTCTGCCTGTAAATCTGCGATCTGCTTTGTCAGGGCTTCATTATCGCCCGCCGTTGCTTTCAGGTTTTCAAGCTGCTTGTCACGTTCCTTGACCTGACCTTTCAGTGAATCAACCTCTTTCTGAACATTCTGCGTTTCTGCTTCTGCCGTCTTTTTGGCATTCTCTATGTCAGCACCGTTGATCTTGATTACCTCGTCAACCTGTTCCTTGTTCAGTCCTAATGCTTCAAGTTCTGATCTTTTCATTGTTCTGTTACCTCACTTTCTCAAATACGTTTTTATACGGGGTCACTCCCATATGACAATAGTGGTTGTGTCGGTTTTACGCCTTGCCACACCCGGCAAATACTATTTCACCCATAGTTGGAAGATATTTGGATCACCGTTCCTTTCTTATGTGCTGTTGCCCGGTTTCATCCTGTTTCACCCCTTTCTTTGTAATAGTGACCGCCGCCTGACTGATACCGATACATCTTTTGTGCGGCCCTTCCAGTTCTTTCCTGATATATGCCAGTTCATCTTTAATGCCTGATAAATCCTTTTCGATTTTTTCAAGCACCCTGACACCCTTTTCAAGTATGCGTTCCATCAAATCACCCTTTCAAATATACTCACTAAAAAAGCACCGTCTTATATGACAGTGCCTTTTCAGTAAATCACATCTTTTTCACCGGGGATTTCTTCAATATCCCCTTCCACAACCGCCTGAACCTTTTCGTCAAAAAAATAATGCTCCAACACATTCAAGGCGTTTATCATACTTTCCTGTGGTGGGTGGTAGGTCCCGCCGACTGCATGACATTTGTTCAGTTCATACCTGAACCGTTGTTCAAACTGTTCATCTTCTTCACCGTTGAAGTCAATGACCAATCCTTCCCCGGTATCAGAACATTCAACCTCACATTCATAGCCGTTGACTTTGCCTGTTGCTTTGATTTTTGCCATCTGATCACCACCTTTACAACAATGACAGTATTCCATAAATCCATGCTTCCATATCAGGATCAGTTGCCAGTTTCAAAGGGTCTGTATATGCGTATTCAAATCCCATTGACACAAGTTCATAAGCCGTGCCGTTGTAATCTTTCCCCATGTATGGGGAAATAAAATCATCTTTCCTTGACTTTTCATCACGTCCATAGCCACGCCCAAGCCATTGAAGGGCTTCACCTTTGGTTCTGCGATCATAAAACAGTTTTTCCATTTCCTTGATTGCCGGGACCGCCCTTTCAAACCTGTGTCCTAACTCATGGATTGCCGTTTCAATCGAACTTTCATCAGTCCACCCGGATATTGCAATAATTTTTCGCCATTCACTATAATAGCCCCGGTCAACTTTCTTTGGTGTCAGATTGCCCTTGTCAATGGACTTCTGCACCCATTCAGTAGGATAATGGGAATATGCTGTTTCAATATACTTCCTGACAGGTGATCTTGAATTGTTCAGGTGTGCTTTGACAGGAAGATTACCACTTCCCATGTTCCTGATTTCTGCAAGTTTGGCTTTCAGCCATGCCATGTTATCAGCCTGTTTACCGTTATATGTCTTGTTTGCTTCAAACCAATTATCATATGCCTTGGTATATTCAGGATCAGCCTTGATCTGAACAATCCTGTCCGTCAACCTCTTGTATTCTTCTTCAACCTTAACAATGGTATCATACCCGATTTCTTCCGGGGTCTTGAACCCACGCCTTGCATAACTCAATTCCTTTCGTTTAGCGTCAAGTTCGTCCAACTCTTTCTGATACTTGTCAAGCCCGTCCTTTGCCCGGTCAACTTCCTGTTTCAGCGGTTCCTTGAATGCCGCAAAGTCAGCTGCAAGTGCCTTTCCCGCTTCCATCAGGTGTTTTTCTTCCACCTTGCCGCCATTCGCTGAAATATCGTCCTTGACTTTCTGAACCTTTTCTTTGAAAGTCTTTGGTTTATCTTTCATTGTATCATCAGGCGTGATTTCTTTCAATCCTGACTTGTCACCGTCAACAAAGGACTTCTGCCATTCTTTATATGTCATAGTTGACGGTACATAATAGGTCTTGCCATCTTCACCCCTTGCGGCACGTTCACCAATCAGGTCAAATTCATCATCAAACGCCGGAACAGTAGTTGAACGGCAATAAACATGAAAAGGCGGGGCAGTTGCTCCAACTTCCCATTCTGACATTTTGAACTTTTTGCCGTCCATATCCTGACAGATTTCAGACGTGTGGGAATCAAGGGTTGCGACAATCTCATACAGTTCAACCCCAAGTTCACCAAAGGAATCATGCTGTGCCGTTTCGCTGAAAAATGCCTGTTCCGTCATCACAAGCCGCCCGGCATTGTTCTTTGACGTGTTCATTTTCCGGGCAATCGTGTCAATCGTTTTCTGCGGGTCCTGACCAAGAACGACCCCTTGTGTCAGGGTGGTGTTCAGTTCGTTCACCAACTTCTGCTTGTTATCCCACACCCTTGAAGAAAAGTTCTTCCCATCAGCCGCCCAAGGTTTGTTGATGATCTTCGCAATCTGCTTTTCGTCCAGTGTTCCAAAATCCCAACCGACCCCAAAACCTTTCTGAACTTCAAAAGCCGTTCTGTAAAAGCCGTCTTTGTAGATCGCCCTCATGGTTTGGTCAATGCCGTCAAGTTGGTTTCCAAACAACGCTTCAATGGACTGCTGCATCTGCAACCGTAGGGATTCAAGCCTATTGATGTGATACCGGGATGACGCATTTTCCAGTTGCTTCACCCATTGGCCGCTGACCGCATTTTCTTGACCGTACCTAATATATTCCTGAACATCCCATTTCAATTCAGCCAGTTCCTTTTTCGTCAACAGGCGTTTGGCTTCCGTCAGGGTGATCCCATTGTTGTCAGCAAACCGACCGTACCACGCTTCAATCTGACCTTCAATCTGCCTTTGTGCCTTGCGGTAAAGGTTTTCAATGTCTGCGTAGCACTTCACGCCCTGACCGTATTCAATCTGTTCAATCTGACTGAACCTTTTCGCCCAGTAATCACGGTTTTTCGTTGCCATTCAGACCACCGCCTTTGTCATCATCCGGGAAACTGCCCTGACCCGGCTGCATGAATGGGTTGTATTGCTTTTCAAGTTCTTCCTGTTCTTTCTTCTTCTGTTCTTCCAATCTGTCAAGTTCTTCCTGAACGTCATCAACCCAAGGGTGCATTGACAGGATCGTTTCAAGTGACAGGATTTCCATTGACTTCTGACAGTTCTCAATGGTTTCGGATTCATTGACAAGCACATCCCGGTTGAAGATGATTTCCACTTCTTCATTCTCAAAATCGCCTTTGCCTGTGTTCGCCAAGTGTGCATTGACGAACCAAAGAATATCATCAAAGGCCGCCTGAAATTCCGTTTCCGTATCGTCTGCATCATTGTCAATGTCAGAATACATTGACTGGATGTTCATTTGGTTGGGGTTGCCGGATAACCTGTCATCCTTCGCATCATACCCCATGCCGTTTTCAATCAGGGCTTTCTTGAATATCTCCACAATGACCTTGTAGTTTTCTGCATTGACCGTGATTTCAAGCGTTTCAACCCCGCCCTTTGCAGAATCGTCATTCCTGACCTTGACCGCCCCATAGGTTGCAAGGTTCTTCCTGAACTCCCCAAGGTTCGTACCGTCATAGTTTTTCAATACAAGAATCGTGTTCCTTGCGTCCTCTTGCATATTGTTTTCAAAATCGGACAACATCACGTTGATACCGTCCTGTAATGACTTGACCCTTTTCAGCAAAGGGATTTCATCACTATTGCATTTGACCGGGATCAGCGGGACCCTTGACCAATTAAAGCCTGTGACCTTCCCCTGACCGTCAACCATTGTGACGTGTGGAACGTCTGCCTGTTCACCGTTCACTATGTCAGGAATCAACGAACCGTGATCATAGATGAACTTGTGAACGCCATCAAGATCGTACACTTCCACCTTCTTAATCAGTTCCGGCGTAGTTCCCTGATAACCAATCACAATGTACATCCTGATAAAGAAGTCAAGCGTGGTGTGTTCAGAATCTTTCCAAAAAGGCAGCACTTCATAAGCCGGGAACATACGAAAAGCAAATTCCCCATCTTCTTTGTAGTACGGATATAACCAAGCAATCCCGCCGTTATATGCCGCCTTGCCACACACTTTCAATGTACGCTGAAAACGCCTGTTGAACACCTTCTGCAACAGTTCAACATACTGTTCATTGTCACCGTGGACCGCAACAGGCTGACCCAACAGGTAATTGGTCTTTTGGTTCACAAGTTTGGCGTACTGGTTATCAATGATGTGGTTGTTCGGCAAATTTTCCACTACTTCCAGTTTGCCGTCATCCCCTATCATTGTACGCTTGCGGGTCAGTATGTCGTGATCGCCGCCATAATACAGGAATCCCTTGATCTGCATTATCCTTTTGGGTGAACCTTCCCACTTTTGGATTTCCTTTTCAAGAAATTCCCTGTCAGTCATCCTTGAATGAACGCCCTGCAATATAAAGTTGCTGACCCTCATGGTCAGATTGTCTAACAAGTTTGAGAACATTGGTCTGTTTCACCCCTTTTCATTGCACAATATCACAAAAGCCCCATGAAACAGGCGTTTCCGGGGCTATGTGTTACTAATTTGTTACTTTTAATCAAAACTGTATGTGTCACCACGGCTGTCATCTTCCAAGGCATACCGCATTGCATCCATAAGGTGGTTGAAGTCATCAACAGGCTTGTTTATCTTTCTCCCGGTCTTGGGGTCAACATCCCATTGGTAGTTGCCTATCTCCGTCAGGAAGTTCACACACCTTGGGTGGATGATGATGTGGTAATCCTGAATGAAGTCAATGCCGTTCAGTATGCTGTCCTTACCCTTTCGGGCTTTCCTGATATGCGACAACCCAAGGACCCGCAACCTGTCAATGCTTTTCGGTTCAGCAGAATCAGCCGTGATCTTTTCCTTTGCGTAGCCCATCCGTGTGACTTCTGCCGCAATCGCTTCATTGCTCATGCCCGGCTTGTACATTTCATCAAACACCCACATTGTCCTTGTGGCGTGGTCAACCATTCCACAATACAATGCACTTGGGTCATTCGTGTAACCAAAGTCAAGACCGAACTTTGAAGAAACGCCTGTGACGGCACGAACGTCATCAATACTGAATAGTTTTTCTTCCCAGTTCTCATAAACAAGACCGTCAACAATGCCCCAGTCACCAAGACCCGCCACCTTGTAACGTCTTGGATTCTGTTTCTTCATGGTTTCAAACACCTTGCGGTCCGCCGCATCCAACCATTCATTGCACAAGTAGTTGGTGGTCATTGCAAGTGTTTCATCATCCGGCTTGTCAAAAAACCTTTTCTTGATCCAGTGGTGTTCATTCCAAGGGTTCAAGGTCAAAGTAATCTGCTTGAATAGTCCTGAACTGTCGGGGATTGCACCACGGATTGATTCATCAAGCATATTGAAATCATCTTCTGAACCAATCTCGTATGCTTCTTCAATCCACATCCAACACAAGTAACCGTGTTCGACCGTGATTGACGTTACTTTCAGGGGATCGTCAAGCCCCCTGAAATAAATCTTCTGACCTGTCGGCTTGTAGGTCATTTCAAGGGGTGATTCTTTCACATCCCAGTGTGCATCAACCCCCAACCTGTGAATAGCCCATTTCAATTCAGTAAAACATGAATCTTTCAGGGTTCGGAAAGTCTTTCTGACTACAAGGGAATTTGCATCAGGGTACTTCATCATGTTAGTAATGAACCATAAAGCCGTTGTCTTGGATTTCTTGGAAGCACGGCTTCCTTTCACAACCCTGTATCTTCTCCGGTAACGCCAAAAAGTGCCGTAACCCTTGCCGACAACATCAGGCAGCCTTACACTCAATCTGCCTGAACTGTTTTTGTATCGTTCCGGGTAGATCATGCGTTTCTGATAATCAAAAACGTACTGTGAACTAATCTTCAAGTGCATCTTCCCCGGAAATGACAACAGGCAATGAAACATTCACATCCAGTTTGTCATTCCACATACCCAAGTGCTTACCAAGCAATTCAAGGGCTTTTAACTTTGAACCAATCTTGACTTCCCTTTCAACACTTGACCCGGTATCTGTGTCCGAACTCTTGTACTTGATTGATTCAATACAGGCAAGGTCATCATCCGTTGCATCACTCCTGATCTGTCCTTCTTCGTCAACAACGTCCGTCATCTTGACAAAACCTATCCGGGCAAGTTCAAGAATAACCCTGTCCTGATTGATCCCGGTTCGTTTGCTCCGTTCTGCCATTGCCTGACTGACTGCTTGTTGAACCTTAACATTTGACAACATCCGTGACCCTTGCTGTTCTGCTGTTTTCGCTGAATAACCCGCCCGGATAGCGGCCTGTGTGGCGTTCAGGTCAATCAGGTATTCGTCAACGAACGCCTGTTGTTTCGCCGTCAATTTTACTTCATTCTTCACAAAAACCGCCCCCTTTCCATCAGATTACAAAAGAAAAACCCTCAAAACCATTCGTTTCAAGGGTGTTTTTCATCAAATTTTGAATTTTCACTATACACAATATCACATTTGCAAAATAGGTTTCAATGGGAATCGTATTGGTTTTTATTGGATTTCATAGGTAATTTTAAATTCTTGTAATGCGTAGCCGTGTATTTCAATCACATACTGGTATGATAACATCATTTCAACGGCTATGGTTTCAAAAGATTTGTATTCTACATATCGCCTGAAAAGCACCTCAATGTATTTGGACTTGGAAAGTCCTTGAATCTGATTGATGATCCTATGCTTTTTATCAACAAACTGGTCAATCTCTCTGTTGATTTCATCCTGTAATTCACATATTTTTTCGATTGTCTTAACAAAAGGTGCATCACCGTCAGGACTTGTCTGCACTCTGTCTTTGGAATAATCAAACGAACCTATACTTGTACTCATAGTTTTAAGATTATCAAGTTCTTTAATCTTCTGATCAATGACTGTATCTAATTTTTTAAGATTCTGCAAATATTCTTTCGCATTCATATTTTATCAACCGCCTTTCTGCATCCGTTACGGTTCTGTTACACATCAGAACATCAAACCGTAACAACTCTAAAGCCTTGAAAATAAAGGCTTTCGGTGTTTTGGTTACGGTAGTTACGGTTGAAACGCTTATTCTCTTATATTTTTATTTTTTATAATCTTAATATTATATTTTTTTTATTCTTATAAAGTTTTAATAAAGAATTTCTCTCGAACCGTAACCAACCGTAACCACCCCAATATATAAAGGTTTTAACCGTAACCTATAAACCGTAACTAACCGTAACCAACCACTACTACCTAACATGAACCACCGTCTGCACCGTGAAATGCTCCAACAGGATATTTCCAAACATCCACAATCACATCATCTTTTTTGAAGTCACCTGTTAAGATTGAATGAAGTGCTTGCTTGTCTGTCCTGACAACACAACTTTCAGCACCTTCAATGAACTGGTCAAGATTCTTTTTGTTATCCAAGGTAAACCCAAGCACTTCTTCATCATGCCGTAGTTGTGCAAAATCATCAGGAAATAGTTCAGCAAATCCTTTGAAAAGTCTTGGGGTTGAAAAGATACACATTGCACAACTGCACCTATTCCAACCAATCCGATAACAGGGGTGTGGGTTTACTTTATGCCTTTTCAATAATTCCCACACATCTTTTTCCGTGTAATCTATGCAGCAACGCCATTGATGAACAATTCTGTGTGATCTCTTTTCTGCATTGGTTCTGTGGATTTCCATTTCATTATACTTTGCCCTTCCCGCTGATTCTCCACGCCGTTCACCTGATATGATTAGAATTTTCTTGTTTTCCTTAGTTTCTTCAAGATTAGCCGTCACACTATCCTGAACCGCTGCTTTCAAATTTCCACTGCACCATCTTCCTTGATGGGTCCCGCCTTTTGCCGGGAACTTGTGTCTTTTACCCCCAAGGGCTTCTAATTCACCAAGCCTGTCAAGATTACTGACAACACTATCTGCAACACATATTTTCAAGTATGCTGAACACCAACGTCTTGAAAGATCAGGGGATTTTGCCGGGAATTTCATTCTGTACCCATATTTTTTCAAAAGTTCTTCCATTTCTTCCGTTGCCTGTTCTTTCAATTCTTTGCATTTCAGATAATTGCTTGAAAGTCTGCATTGCTTCACTTCTCCTGTGTCCGGATCAATCCATTCAATAGGTTCACTTGCACCTATTCTGTATAATTCGCCAAAAAATCCATTCACCCGGTATGATACACGCAATGGAACACCAAAGGTATCTGCAACCGCCTGAACATAATTCTGTGTACATTTCCAATCCATTCGCCTTGATGGGTGGCCGCCGTCTATATCGTGATGCCATAGTTCCAGTTTTTCTTTAGGAACTCCCATTTCAAGCAATTTCAGGAAACACGCTGTTGAATCTTTACCACCTGAAAACAACACAACTATCAGATCATATTCTTCCAACGGCAGCAGTTCAGGAAGAAAAATCTTTTTGAAATGTTCTGAATCTGTTCTGCCTTTTATTCTTGGGGAAATCTTGACCCCTTTTCCATAAATCGGTACATCAGGAACACCAAGGGTAACAGGTGTGTCAATCGTACAGTCAACATCTTTTATCATACTATTTGTACTCCCTTCCTGATTTTATTTCCCTGACCTGAATCCGTGTGATAAGTTCAAACCCGCATGAACGGATGATGAACTTCAACACTTTTATCAGTTCAGCCGCTTTTCTGTCTAATTCATTCTCACATTTGACCACGCTTTTCATTCCGGCGTATGCCGTAGGGTCATAATATCCTGAACCATTCCTTTTCAAATCATTTATCTGCATTCTTTTCCCTTTCTTTTTCCAATCTTTTGATTGCCCGGTCAAGTGAAGCAATACACCCACACCTATAATACAGTGAACCGTGCATAATCCCATAACGCATATATTGAAGGTTGAAC